CTTCTGGCTGATGCCGTACAACTCCGCACCTAAGACAATCCTGAAGCTCAACGAGGACACGACCAAGGGTCTCGGCGCGGGCCAGCAGACCCTGTCGATCCTCGGCTCCTGGGGCTACACCGCCGATACGGTCAGCGTCACGACCTCCGACGCTATAACGTCCACAACGGCGACGTCCGCATCGGTAGCCTCGGCGACTGATCTCGGCCCCGCTCAACCGATCCTGATCAACACCGAACAGCTATATATCACTGCTATCTCTGGCAATACGCTCACCGTGGAGCGAGGCGTCAATGGATCGACAGCGGCAACTCACAGCGGAGGGGCGTCCCTCTACCGGTACGATTATCCCGAATTGGTCGTGCAGGCGTGCCTCGACCTCGCCAAGCTGGCCTTCCGCGACCGCGACCTGGGGTCAGCCACGACCATTGGTTCCGGCGACGCCGCGATCACGTCGGCTGAGAGCGAGATGCAGAGCGTCCTGCAAACCCTCGACCAGTACCGGGTCACCGGTACGTCCAATGGGGTGGTCTTCTGATGGCGACCCCGACGACGACGTTCAAGGTCAAGGGGCCGATGTTCGAGACGCCTCAGCAGATCAGCCTCGGATTCACCGAGGCGGTCAACCGTGGGCTTTTCGACCTCGCGACAATCGAGGGGTCGAACAGGGTCAAGGAGGAGCTATATCCCGGCCACGGTCGCATTACCGCAAACCTCCGGAACCATATCGGAGCGTCCATCGTCCGCGACTACGTCTCTCAGGTCGATGCCGGAGAGGCACGATATGGGGCCAACCTGATCTATTCCAGTTGGGTCGAGGGCATCAGCAGCCGGAATCAGAGATCGACGTTCAAGGGCTACGGGATGTTCCAGAACGCCTACGATCACATCAACAACAATCCGAAACTATACGAGGATTACATCGGGGACGCTCTCGTCGAGGCGTTCGATTGAGCCGGTCAGGGGCATTGGCCCAGATCGACACGCTCCTGGCGGCGATCTCCGACCCGGCCTTCGTCGCGGTATATCGCGGGGAGCCGCTGGCGATCTCAGGGTCGCCGATGCTGGCGTTCTGGCTGACGGGACGCCGGAGCGACTTTAAGACCCTGGGCGACATCGGATCGGTCGTGGCGGTGACGATACGGGCATATTTTAGGATGCAGGATTCGGCAGACGTTCGGGAGAGCATCGAGGAGGAGGTCTGGGACGCGATGTATCAGATCGACAGCCAACTCCGGTCTGACGCTGACCTGGGCGGGAACGTCACAGACTCCTCGGTCGGGGCCGCGACGGTCGGATATCAGAACATGAGCGGCGGGGTGTTCCGCACGGTTACCGTCTCATACGAGATGGAGCTCTACGGCGAGGTCACGATCACGCCATAGCGGCCCCAGGATGGCCGGAGAGCGATTTAATCACGGAGGACGTATATGGCAAAAGTAAACGGGCTGAACGTCCGGCTTTACGCCGCAGGATATGACCTGTCGGGCGATGCCAATGCCCTGAGCGGGCTGGGTTATACGAATGAACTCCTGGACGTGACGACGCTCGACGTGTCGGCGAAGAAGCGGATCGTCGGGATCGTAGACGGGGAGATCAGCGTCGGCGCGTTCTTCGACCCTGCGTCCTCCAAACAGCACGCGGTCTGGACATCGAACAGCGGCAAGCAGCCGACTGCCGATCAGGACGTTCTCGTCCCGATGGGGTCAGCGGTGGGCGATCCCTGCGTCGGGCTGGTGTCTAAGCAGGGGACGATGACCACGACCCGCGCTCCGGGGTCGGCCATTGCGGCAAGCGCAACCTATACGACCTCAGACGGATCAGGGCTAGAGTTCGGCGAGATGCTAACCGCCCACGATGACACCCATTCGTCGGCGGGTTCTGGCACCGTAATGGACGGCGGTGCCGCAACGTCTAACGGCGGCGTAGGGTATCTCCAGCTTTTCAGTCTGGCATCCGGTTCCGTCACGGTACAGATTCAGGAATGCGCGACCAGCGATGGCTCATATACGAATTTGGTAACGTTCTCGACCGTCGCGGCGGCTGCGGCCCCGACATCGGAAAGGTTGACGATGTCCGGCACGGTTGCCCGGTATTTGAAAGTGACGACAACGGGGACGTTTAGTAACGCGAAAATCGCAGTAGGATTCGCACGACGATAGGAGGTCGAAATCATGGCGAAGCAGACTGGACTGGGCGATTACGTGGCAGTGGATGACTCCGGCGGAACCGTCAGAGACATCTCCAATGACATCGGTGATTACGGGATAAACATCGCCCAGGAGTTGGTCGAGACGACCGGCTTGGACAAGTCGGCGCGGGAGCGGATCACGGGCATGAGCGACGGCGACGTGAGCTTGAACGGGACATTCAATGCGGCGAGTAACAAGTCGCACGATGTCTTCAAGACGCGCACCGGGACTCGGACATTCGATCTCCGAGTTGGCGGGAACACATCCTCCAACCCTAAGCTGGCGATGGAGATGCAGGTGGCGAGCTATGCGGTCACCAGGGGATCGGACGGGGCCTTGACCTGGAGCGCGACGTTGAATCTATCAGACGGCACCGTACCTACCTGGAGCACCGTGGCCTGATGGTGGTTAGCACCAATGGGGCCAAGCCCTTCGTCATCCAGAGGCGTCGGGCTGTCCTGGTGTTCTCTGAGCCGGAGTATTCCGGCATCCATATCGAGGCCCGGCTGGACGTCGATCTGAGGACGTTCCTCGACCTCCAGCGCCTGGCCGGGGCGGCAGACTCCAGCCCCGACGACCTCCGCGCTGCGTTCTCGATGTTCGGGGACGAAATCCTGTCGTCGTGGAACCTGGAAAACGAGGACGGCACGGTACTACCGGCAGATGCGTCGGGGTTCCTGTCGCTCCCTCCGGCCCTGGCAACGAAAGTCCTGGGCGCGTGGACGGAAGCGGCGACGACACCGGGGGAAGTCTCAGCCTCGGCATAGCCCGGTGGAAGGCTGTGCGAGGCGGGACGTATCAGGACGGCAGGCCGATCAGCAAGCCGACCGAGCTAGAGATGGCTGAGATCGTCGACGGCATCTGCCAGCGGTATAGCTGTCTGCCGTCGGCGGTATTGGCAGAGGATGTGGGGATATTGCGGATGCTGACCATCGTGAGCGAGGGCAAGGTGGAGGACGAGAAGAGTGGCTAACACAGTCACCATAACAGTCGACGCCGATACCAAAAAGGCCGAGGGCAACGTCAAGGGGATGGGAACAAAGTTCCGGTCTGCCATGAAGGGCGTTGCTATGGCTGCGGGTGGCCTAACGCTGGCCGCTGGAGCGGCGGCGAAACTCGGCCAGGAGTATCAGGAGGCGACCAACACCATCGCCGCTGGTACAGGCGCAACCGGGGAACAACTAGAAGGGCTGACCCAGAGCTTCAAAGACGTTTGGGCCACTGTCCCACAGGACGCGGCAACGGTGTCGGCTGCGATTGCCGACATCAATACCGAGATGGGCCTGGAGGGCGAAGCCCTGGAGGATGTTACGAAGGCGTTTCTCGATGTGTCGCGGGCGATGGGGGAAGAAGCCTCGCCGATGATCAAGTCGGTCGCCGATTCTATGCTGGCCTTCGGTGTGCCGGCAGAGGAGACCCGCCTGCAACTCGACAAGCTGACCGCCGTCTCCCAGGCTGTCGGTGTTCCAATGACCGCCCTGGCATCTACAATCGTCAAGTTCGGGCCACAATTGCAGACGATGGGACTGAGCCTAGACGAGGCCACCGCGCTGGTCGGTAACATGGAAGCGGCAGGGCTATCGGCCTCCAAGATGATGCCGGGTTTAAACACCGCCGTCCAGAAGCTAGCCGCCGAAGGCGTGACCGATATCTCGGCGGGTCTTCAAGAGATGATATCCAACATCGAGAACGCCGAGACAGACACCGAGGCTCTGGCGATTGCGACGGACATGTTCGGGGCCGGTGCGGGCGTCAGGTTCAAGGACGCCATCGACAAAGGCGTCTTCAGCCTCGACGACATGCTGAAAGCTATGGGCGACTCCGAGGGTAAAGTCGCCGAACTCGGAGCGACCACCCTGACCATGAGCGACAAATTCGATATTATGAAGAACCGGGTCAAGGGCGCACTGACTCCGATCGGAAATCTTGCGACCAGCCTCGGCCCGATGGTGATCATGATGCCTGCGATCGCCACCGGCATCTCCGCGATGGCAGCGTCTCAGGCAGTGGCAACAGTTGCGACCTATGCCCAGGCGGCGGCGATGGCTGTCCTGAATGTGGCGATGGGCCCTGTAGGATTAATAATAATCGGAGTGGTTTTGGCAATCGCAGGAATTATTCTCGCGATTAAGAACTGGAGCAAAATCACCGATGCATTCTCTAAGGTCTGGGATACGGTCTGGGGTACGATCAAACGGGTCTTTGAGCCGGTCGTTAATTTCATCAAGGGCGTGATCGACGGGCCGTTCGGTTGGCTCCTCCCAGGCGGTGTGCTGATCAAGGCGTTGTTTTTATTGCGTGATAACTGGAAGACGATCTGGGAAGGTATGAAGGGGGTCGTCAAGGCGATTGCGAATCCGATCATCGGCATTATCAATACCGTGATAGGGGCGGTCAATAGTCTATTTGAAGCTCTGAAAAAGGTGCAGTTCGGCTGGGAAGAGAAGAAGAAACTAGGGATAACCGTTCTCCCTGCGTTCCAGTTTGCGCCGTTCAAGGGCCTGCCGACGATCCCGACAATTCCGACACTGGCGGCGGGCGGTATCGTCCGATCACCGACCCTCGCCATGATCGGGGAGCGCGGCCCGGAGGCTGTCGTCCCGCTAGGGCGCGGCGGCATGGGTGGAGGAATTACGATCAACATCCTCGGCCCGACCTACGGGTTCGACGACTTTGAGGAGCGGGTCAGCGAGGCAATTGCCGACGGGGTCAGGCGCGGCGGCTATAGCGGTATACTGGCTCCAGCGTAAGCCACACAGGGGGTTCCAATGGCGAATGAGCTCAAACACGATTCGGTCGGGACGGAACTGACGCAGGCCGAGTGGGAGGCTGTCGACGCGCACGTCCTGAACTCTCAGGCCGTCGGCGACCTGATCTATGCCGAGACTACCGCCAGCCTCCAGCGGCTCGGTATTGGCTCTGCGGGTCAGTTCCTCGGTATCTCTGGCGGCAAACCGGTTTGGACATCGACAGTCGCGACAGATAAAACCCTCAATGATAATGCCAGCCTCTTGTTTGGGAGCGCCGGAGCCGAAAGCGATCTGAGCTCCAACGGCTCAAATACGCTATGGGATTTCAAGAACGGTGGCTTCTATACGCAGTTCAGCGCATCTGGCGGATTCCAGTACACGGCAGGAGCCTTGGCATTCCAGGAAGCCACCACAATCAGCGGGACGGGAGACCTCGATCTTACATCTGCGGGTGCGATGGAGATTAACACCGCCAGCGGTCTTATGATCTCCAACGCAGGAAGCGCTCCAGGGCCAGACAACAGCAAGGGCATCCACGTCTGGGAGGCCAGCGCGGGGGTTGTGACGGCTCATGCGGACAGCATGGCCGTGTTCGAGGACGTGGGGAACACGTACATTACCATCCTGTCCTCGGCGAACCAAATTTCGGCCCTTCTCCTTGGCAACGCTACGTCTGCTACGGCTGCTTCTGTCGCCTATAACGACAGCAACGACACCATGTCTCTCGCTGTGCCCGCTGGTAGCGACATTACCCTTGGCGATGACGTGGTAGAGGTGACTGTAAGTGGCAGTGGCTATGTGAGCGTAGCCAACCTGCTGTTCGTCAATGAGACCGCCAACGCGGGCATGACTATGGGTCTCACCATCAACCAAGGGGCAAACGATGACGAGATATTGGCACTGAAGTCTAGCGACGTGTCCCACGCAATGACCGCTGTGACCGAGGCGGACACGTTTGGGGTTATGCAGAAGCAATCAGCAACAGGTGGCGGACTTCGGGTGCTCGGATTTAGGGAT